TCTGAACCAAAAACCGAAGTTTCTGAAGACGCAGCAACAGGCAATACTGCCATTACAAGTGGTGCTGTACCACAACAGAAGTCAGACTTAAAGAACGATGCCATAGAGGTAGGTGGTTCTTCTAAGGAAAAACCTGAAGGTCCTGATAATGTTGGTAAAAAAGCAGCTGCTCCTGTAGGAGTAGAGAAAGACAAGACATTAAAGATGAAACCATCTGGTGCATCATCTAAAATGCCTGGTGCTTTATCTGGTAAAATCTTTGACGACGTGGAAGTCGAAGGAGAAGCGGTTACTGAAGACAGCAGTGAAGACATCGCAGCAGTACTTAAGGGTGCTGACTTAGATGAAGAGTTCACAGAGAAAGCAAAGACTGTCTTTGAAGCAGCTGTTGACGCAAAGGTCACAGCAAAGATTGACTCCCTTAAGGAGCAAGCAGCTAACAAATTCGTAGAAGAGATCGACACGATCAAAGAAGAATTTGCTAGTCGCGTAGAGAATTTCCTCCAGTACGCTTGCGATGAGTGGCTCAAGGAGAACGAACTTGCTGTTGAGCAAGGTCTCCGCACTGAAGTCACTGAGACGTTCATGGAAGGATTAAGGAAATTGTTCATCGAATCAAACATCAACGTTCCAGATGATAAACTGGATCTTGCTGCTGAGATGAGCGAGAAAATAGATGACATGGAAGACCGACTTAACGAACAGGTTAAGAAGAATGTCGAACTACACGAGGTAGTGGGTACCTATCGTAAAAATGAGATTTTGACAGAACTTACCAGAGGTCTCGCTGAGACACAGAAGGATAAGTTTAAATCCCTTGCCGATGCAGTCGAATTCAAATCTGATGAGTCGTATCGTGAGAAGCTAGGTCAAATTAAGGAATCATACTTTGGTGCTCCAAAGACAGAGACCGTGACTGAGGTTGCTTCAGAAGAATCTGCACCAGAGGCAGAAAAACAACTTGAATCAATTAGTGAGAGCATGGCATCATATGTCGAGCAACTTGCTAAGAGGATTTAATTCACTCTCTTAAACTAACATTTTAAAATGTTCAACACAGAAAAACTACAGGAGAAGTGGAATCCCGTACTAAAGCATGATGGTCTTCCTGAGATAAAGGATAACTATCGTAAAGCGGTTACCGCACAACTCCTAGAGAACCAAGAAAGGTTCATGCGTGAGGAAAAACAAATCCTTACAGAGGCACCTACTAACGCAGGTCCTATCAACACCCCTACAACAGGTAGTGGTGCTAACTTCGGTTTCGACCCAATTCTTATTAGCTTGATTCGTCGTGCTATGCCTAAGCTTATTGCTTATGACATCGCAGGTGTTCAGCCTATGAATGGTCCTACTGGATTGATCTTCGCAATGAGATCACGCTACGTTAACCAGTCAGGTAACGAAGCATTCTTCGACGAGCCAGACGCACAGTTCTCTGGTACTCAAGGTGGTACACCTCCAACAGCAACAAGTGAGAAAAACCCAGGTTTAATCAACGATGCTACTGGTGGCGGTACAACTGAAGGAAACTATGACCTTGCTTCAAGTAAGTTCGGTACTTCAGAACTTGAATCATTAGGAGAAGGTACTTCTACAGCGTTCATGGAAATGGCGTTTAGCATAGACAGAATTGCTGTTGAAGCTAAAGGTAGAGCACTAAGAGCAGACTACTCAGTTGAACTTGCTCAAGACTTGAAAGCAATCCACGGATTAGATGCCGAGTCTGAACTAGCAAACATTCTTTCTACTGAGATCCTTGCTGAAATCAACAGAGAAGTTGTACGTACTGTATACAGAGGTGCTAAACCTGGTGCTCAGGTTAACACAGCAAATGCAGGTGTATTTGACTTAGACGTTGACTCAAATGGAAGATGGTCTGTTGAGAAATTCAAAGGTCTACTATTCCAGATCGAAAGAGATGCTAACGCAATCGCACTAGAGACTCGTAGAGGAAAGGGTAACGTAATCATCACTTCTAGTGATGTTGCTTCTGCTCTTGCTATGGCGGGTGTTCTAGACTACTCTTCAGGTATCAACCAAGCAGTTGGTGGACTTGGCGAGATTGATGACACAGGAAACACATTCGTTGGTACAATCAACGGAAGATTCAAAGTGTACATCGACCCTTACTCAGCAAACGTATCTGCTGACCAATACTACGTTGTTGGATACAAAGGTACTAACGCATACGACGCAGGATTATTCTACTGCCCATACGTTCCGCTACAAATGTACAGAGCGATTGGACAGGACACATTCCAGCCACGTATCGGGTTCAAAACTCGTTATGGCATGGTTCTTAATCCATTCGCTAAGGGACTTACAGCACTTACAAACTCTGATCCACAGCACAGCACAAACATTGGTGCTAACGCTTACTACAGAAGAGTTAGAGTTGCTAACCTTATGTAATCCTGTATCAGGATATACACATATCACTTTACAAGGGGCGTTTCGCCCCTTTTTTTATGCTAAATTATAGTACTATGAACGGTAGAGTGAACAAAGTAGCAATGACCGCGAAGGTGATGAGGATGAAGGATGGACTTCATCGCCATCAGTGGTACCCTCATTGGGATGAGAACGAGAGAGCAGCAGCTCAAATGATCCTAAATAATGTACTAGATGTATTAGATGAGTATTGGGAATGACATCCTCAAGTAAGTTATTTTCACCTGATAGTAAGAACTTCCTCTCACCCGTTGGGTTTAAATTTCTTATAGAAAGAATACCCACAGTAGAATTTTTCTGTCAGACAGTAAATATACCAGAAATAAGTATCGGAAATAGAACCATAGAGACCAGAGTCAAGGCATACGACACACCTGGTGACAAGATGACCTTTGGTGATCTCAACCTGACGTTCATGATCAACGAAAACATGGACAACTACTATGAGATATACAAATGGTTGAAGGGTATGACTAACCCTAAGCATGAAGAAGAGTTTGCTAACTATCTACGTGGTGTATATGAACCTGGCAGACCAACAGACTACCAAAAAATCACAACTGATGCTAGACTATTAGTATTAGACAGTAATTTCAATAGCATCACCTCGGTTGTATTCGAGAACCTATTCCCTGTATCACTTAGTGGTGTCAGGTTATCAGCAGATGCTACTGACATTGACTACGTAACTGCTGATGTGTCATTCAAATACACCCTCCTAGAGTTTATAGACAGCGACGGAAATAAAGTCTGATATATAATACAACAAGACATTTAGTATGAATCTTGAAATGATCGAGTCCATGTGGAAAGAGGACTCCAAACTTGATGATGAAAAATTAGATCATGACTCCCTTGCTATACCAAGGAAACATGCTAAGTATCTACAGTTACTAAATCAAGTAACGATGCTCAGAGATGAGCACGAACTAAAACTAAAGTCACTTTACCGTGAACTCTGGGAATTTTATACGGGAAAATCTGAAAAGCCATTTCCTACTAAACTTCTAAAGACAGACATCTCTATCTACATAGATTCAGATGAAAAATACCAGAAGGCTGTATTCAAGCTCAAGTATTATAACCAGATGATTGATACTCTTAAGAGTATACTAACGGCTGTGAACAATCAATCGTTTATGATTAAGAATGCGATTGAGTTTGCCAAAATGCTGAAGGGTTACGATGTCTGATGTCCTTATCAAGAAGAAGAACGAAGTATATCTCACATTAGATTGCCCACCCCACGTACAATATGAATTGGCAGACGAGTTCACCTTCGAGGTGCCTCAAGCAAAGTTCATGTCTGCCTATAAAAAGAGGTATTGGGATGGAAAAATCAAATTATTCAGTCCAGCTACAGGTGAAATATATGCTGGCTTGCTACCTTACGTTACAACTTTTCTACAGGAGCACGGATACCCATACAAATTCGTCGACAACGCTGTCTACGGACTTCCAGAAGAAGTGGATGACCTTGTTACACCCGCTGCTGTCGGAGTATTCGTTAAGGGATTACAGTTACCTCACAAAGTAAGGGACTATCAGTACCAAGCAATCTATGAAGCAATGAGATACAGGAGGAGATTACTCCTGTCACCTACTGCTAGTGGTAAGAGTCTCATGATATATGCTCTCTGTAGGTACTTTGGTAAGAAAGATCTAAAGACACTCATTGTAGTGCCTACTACGTCCCTTGTAGAGCAGATGTACAAGGACTTCAAAGACTATGGTTGGGGTGTACATCACCATTGTCACAAGGTATATGGCGGGGCGACCCCATTTTCTGAGAAAGATGTTATAATAACTACATGGCAATCCATCTATAAGTTACCCAAAAAGTACTTTGAATCCTTTGGAGCAGTCATAGGTGATGAAGCACACCAGTTCAAGGCAAAGTCATTGACTGGTATCATGAATAAATTACATGACTGTAAGTATAGAATAGGGTTCACAGGTACGTTAGACGGGTTACAGACCAATAGACTGGTCTTAGAGGGTGTATTTGGTACTGTTAACAAGGTTACCAAGACCGAGAGTCTCATTAAAGAAGGACACCTATCAGAGTTTGAGATTAAAGTTCTCATGCTCAAGCATAAGTGGAGAGAGTTTGACAACTATCAGGATGAGATGGAGTACATATGCTCCCATGAAGGTCGCAATAGATTCATACGTAACCTCGTATGTGATCTAGAGGGTAACACACTGGTACTATTCAACTATGTCGAGAGACATGGTATGCCATTATTCGATTTGATAAATAATCATGTAGAAGATTCTAGACAAACCTTCCTCATCTACGGTGGAGTAGAGACTGAAGACAGAGAGAAGGCAAGAAGAATCGCTGAGACCACTAAAGATAGTATAATCGTAGCATCGTACGGTACTTTCTCCACTGGTATCAACATAAGAAACCTACATAATGTAGTATTCGCATCGCCTTCTAAGTCGCGAATAAGGAATTTACAGTCAATCGGACGGGTACTCCGTAAGGGAGACAATAAGACAAAAGCTGTACTGTATGATATAGCAGATGACATCTCAAAAGGAGGTCGTCGCAACTATACTCTCAACCATTTGGTTGAGCGTGTTAAAATATACAATGAAGAATCATTCGATTATGAATTTATTGATGTCAACTTACAAACGAAATAGATATGCCAACTGACGACGAGTTCCTCGGAGCACTTAAAATTGTAACAGGTGAAGAAGTTTTATCTAGAGTTACATATGTGGACGATGAGAACGGAAACTATGTGGTTCTTGAGAACCCTATCCTTGTAGAAGAAGTAACAGTTGCTGACCGCGTGGGTGCCAAGGTCTCCCCTTGGATGAAATTCTCTAGAGAGAGATCATTTCTAGTACCTATGGATAGAATAGTCACATGTGTAGAGTGTGACGCTGAGGTTGCTGCCTTCTATGAAATGTCTATAGAGAAGATTGACCCAGAAGCAACAAAAAATCCCCCTAGGAAACAAGGTGACCTTGGATCTGTGGAGGAGTCTAGAGCAATTCTAGAGTCTATCTTTAAAAAGAAGAACAAATGGTCCTAATATGTCTTTGAACCTGCTACACAGTTAGTGTACACCTTTCAGAGCGTGTTGTCAAGCTTGACGTGGACATCGTAACATAGTATACTGTAAGTAACCAAACCCATTGGTATGAAAAAGAAGTCAGAACACTACGTTAATAACAAAGAATTCCTTCTTGCCCTTGTAGATTTCAAGGCAGATTGTAAAGTTGCTGAGGAAAATGGTCAACCTAGACCACAAATCAGTAATTACATAGGAGAATGTTTTCTTAAGATAGCAACACACCTGTCATACAAACCTAACTTCGTCAACTATATGTTCAGAGAGGACATGATATGTGATGGTATAGAAAATTGTGTACAGTACATAGGAAACTTCGACCCAAGCAAGTCAAGTAACCCTTTCGCATATTTTACACAGATAATATACTACGCTTTCTTACGTAGGATTTCTAAAGAGAAGAGGCAATTAGAGATAAAGAACAAGATTATAACAAAATCAGGGTACGATCAACTGTTCCACAGTGATGGCAACGATGATCACTCAGCAATGAACAGCATAAAAGAAAACGTACAGGTAAAATCAAATTGAATATAGCAATTATAACTGATCAGCACTTTGGTGCTAGGAAGTCTAGTCGACATTTTCATGACTACTTCCTTGACTTCTATGACAACGTATTCTTTCCATACCTAGAGGAGAATAATATAAAAATACTACTAGATTTAGGTGATACATTTGATAATCGTAAGAATGTAGACATCTGGTCAGTAGATTGGGCAAGAAATAATTACTTCAATCGACTACAAAAAATGGGGGTCGAGGTTCACTCACTCGTGGGGAACCATACTGCCTATTATAAGGACACAAACAGCGTAAATACACTAGATAATTTCCTTGGTGAGTATCCTAACGTACACATATATTCTGAACCAACACAGGTGATGATAGGTGACCTAGAAATACTGTTCATACCATGGATAAATGCTGAAAATCAGGAAAATACCTATAAAATGATAGAAGATACCACTGCTACTGTAGCGATGGGTCATCTAGAACTCAGTGGGTTTGAAGCACATAAAGGATTTACCATGACACATGGTATAGATAAGCAACTTTTCTCTAAATTTGACCAAGTTTTCAGTGGTCACTACCACACTAAGTCACATCATGGTAACTGTCACTACCTAGGTAACCCCTACCATATCTACTGGAACGACTGGGGTGACGAGAGAGGGTTCCATGAGTACAATACGACCACAAAAGAGAAGAAATTCATAGAAAATCCCTATCGTATCTTCGACAAGATTTTTTATGACGAGAGGAAACTACCTGACGCTAGGCAGTACAAGAATAAGATGGTCAAGGTCATCGTTGAGAACAAAAAAGACACTCAAAAGTTTGAATATTTCATCTCACAACTCTATGTTAATGGTGTACATGACATCAAAGTGGTAGAGGATTCCGCATACGACTCTGAGTTTTCTGATGATATAGATATAGAAAAAGAAGATACCCTCACACTACTAGAAAACTATGTAAATGGTATGGAATACCATGATAAGGAAGGTATCAAATCAATTCTCAAATCCCTTTACGTTGAAGCACTGGAGCTAGTCTAATGTACATCTTAGCACTCAAAGGACAGGAGGACTTGGGTGCGTATTCCGTTGAAAGAGACGGTAAGAAGACACTTTACCTCTTTGTTGACAAAGACGACGCAATACGCTATGCTAGGTTATTGGAAGCAAACGACTACCCATTGATGAATGCGGTAGAAGTGTCGCCAGATGAAGCGATTGGTACTTGTAAAAAGTATAATCACCCATATTATGTGGTCAAACCAGACCAAATAGTGATACCTCCTGATTTTTAATTTGTCTAATTATTATGATCGTATTTGAGAAAATTCGTTGGAAGAATTTCCTAGCAACAGGGAACGCTTTCAGCGAAGTTGACTTGATAGGTAGTCCATCGACACTAATTGTTGGTTCCAACGGGGCAGGAAAAAGCACGATGCTTGATGCTATCTGCTTTGTCCTGTTCAAGAAACCTTTCCGTAAGATATCACAAGCACAACTGGTAAATGCTGTCAATGAAAAGGAGATGTTGGTCTCTATTGAGTTCAAAATAGGGTCGACTCATTGGCAAGTGAACAGAGGAGTGAAGCCAAATATATTTGAAATTTTTAGAGACGGTACAGCACTCAATCAGGAGTCAAATCAACGTGATCAACAGGTCTGGTTGGAGCAATCTGTACTAAAATTAAACTATAAATCATTTACACAGGTAGTCATACTAGGTAGCAGTACCTTCATACCTTTCATGCAACTCACAGCACCCAACAGAAGGGAAGTTATAGAGGATTTGCTTGATATTAAGGTGTTTTCTACCATGAATGACATCCTCAAAGGAAGAGCGAAGGGACTACGTGACAGCATTACACAGGCAACGTATGACCTTGACCTAATTAAGGAGAAAGTAGAGATACAACAGCGATTTATAGAGGATATTAAGGCAAATCAGAAGAAACAGAGGGACGCAAAGAGTACGGATATCCACACGTTACAGACTGAGGTAGATGTGCTAGAGGATAACATCATAAAAGCAGCAGAAACAGTAGATTTGCTCCAAAATGAGGCAGATTCTATAGGTGACGTGACCAATAAGTTAAATGAACTCAGGGTGTACCAGTCTAAGTTCAATGACAAGAAGAAAACACTTAATAAGGAGATGAAATTTTATGAAGAAAACGATAGATGCCCTACTTGTAGTCAAACTATTACAGAATCAAGCAAAAAGAGCAACCAGAGAGGTATTACCGACCAACTCAACCAAATTGAGAGTGCCACAGTGGATCTTAAACAGAAGCTTGAAGAGATCAGGGAGCAAGTATCACTAAAAGAGGGTAAAATCAAGGAAATTAGGGACATTCAGAGCAATATTTCCTCCGACACTAAGGAGATCAGGTGGAAGAAAAAATCTATGAAGAAGATACAAGATGAGATCGACACACCACAGACAGATAACCTAAAAAGAGAGCAAAATAACCTAAAAACACTGGTAAAAGAGGGTCTAGAGGGAGAGATAGCACTCAAGGAAACTAAGAAGGTGAAAGAAAATTTTGATGTGTGTTCATCACTGCTCAAGGACACTGGAATCAAGTCCCAGATCATCAAAAAGTACCTTCCGATCATGAATCAACTGATTAATAAGTATCTTAACGAGTTAGATTTCTATGTGTCATTTGATCTCAATGAAAACTTTGAGGAGACTATAAAATCTAGGTTCAGAGACGAATTTTCTTACGCATCCTTCTCTGAAGGGGAGAAAATGAGGATAGATCTAGCACTTCTATTCACATGGAGAACCATTGCTAAGATGAAGAACAGTGCCAACACTAATTTACTGATACTTGACGAGATATTTGACAGTTCTCTGGATATAGCAGGAACTTATGACTTTATGAAGATTCTGAGGTCATTTAATGATAGTACTAATGTATTCATTA